TCGCCCTGCTGGTTGTTCGCCAGAGTGAGAGTAGGTTCCAGAGTGCCAACGCCGGTGCCATAGCTTGGGTACACCTTGCTGTTGATCAGGATACCGGCAAATGGGCCAGTACCACCGGCTTGGGCTTCGCCCTCAACACCGGTTTCGGTGAAAACACGACCGATTACGTTGTTGGCAGCATCCGGGCTGTTGAGGATGTAGGACTTGGCGCGCAGCGGTCCGAGGAACGCCAAATCACCAACGACACCACCGGCAATGTTGTTTCGTACTGTTGATTGAAACATGTTGTTTCCCCTTAAGACTTGTAGTGGTCGTTGATAGCGTCGGCAGTCTTGCTTTTGCCTGCGCCAGTGTCGGCAGAATCTTGAGCATGGGTCACGACACGTGTGGCCTTACCCAATTTCTCGGTTGCGGTCAGATAACCATCCAGTACGGCAGCTTCCTGACCTTTGGCAGCTTTCAGACCGAGTTTTGCAATGCCATATTTGGCGACATCTTCTGCGGTCATTTCAGCATGGTCAAAAGTGCCAACCACAACAGAAAGGCGACGTGCCATTCCGTCACGTGCTGCGATAGCAGTGATGACATCTTTCTCGTCCATTGCCGCCACAACTGGCTTGGTTTTGGCTGCTTTCAGCTCACCGCGCAGAGATTTGATTGTTGCAATTGCCTCGTCCATGGTAGCAGGCATCTTATCAACGCATGCTGGATCTTCGGCATCGATAGGCATTGCGTCGGCCTTGGCTGCTTCAACAGCGGCCTCACCTGCTTCTTCACCAGCTTCGCTCTTGGCGAGGGTGGCTTTAAATTCGTTGATCATCTCGATAACTGGACCGAGTTGCTCGATTGCGGCTTTGATAGCTGCCAGATCCGGGCCAGCGGCTGCGGCATCTTCGTCTTTTGCTACTGCTGGTTTTTCTACTGGATCAGCCATGCTGAACTCCTTAGCGTCGAATGTTACTGTTAGGTGGTCGAGTACCGCAACTTCCGCGCCACATCTCCCGTTTTCAACCAAGGCCAAATGATTGCCCCTAATGTTCCTCTGGATGTAGTCGTAGGGTTGCCCCTGCCACACACCCGGTGAATACTCGTATCTGCACCGGTACCCCAATGAAAGCTCGTTGATATCGCCGTCGATCAGGGTGGTCATTTTCTGGGTGAACGCTTTTATGTTGCCCCGAAGAAATTCGCCATCGAAGTATAAATCCTCACCCACTATTCCGTCAATACCTTTCTGTTCAGCGGGGGTGAACCCGTTGCCAAGCATGGTGTGACCGGCTATCCATGGGGTGAGCTTGAAAGAATTAATGCAAGCTGGGTCGGCCAGCTCTTCTGGTGGCCGCAATACCATGTACACGGCCTTCGGATCTGGTGCACCGGGAATGCTTTTGCCAAGATACGGGAACACACCGGCTTTAGATAACGGGTTGCCTTTGATCTCAGGCCAACCATTGGTATCCGTGACACGTGCGGTCATAGCGTCTTGGGCAATACCGGCCAGATGAATCTGTACGCCGGGGTGGATAGGTTGTGGTGGGTTTTGTGGGTCGGCCCACTGGTACTCGGTGTGTTCATCGTTGAGCTTTGGTGTGAATTGTTCACTTGTATCATCAGTGAACAAGGCAAACCCGTCATGGCTCAAGGAGTGATACGTTGGTTCTGTGGCCGGGGCTGTGCCAATTTCTTCAATTGATTCACGGACTGCGGCCATTACTGGTGTTTCACCATCTTCGATACCGCCAGCAGGAAAACCCCAATGTTCAGCATAATCCTTAGATGCTACCGAACGCTTGAGCAGCAACACTTTGCCACCAGACTGGTACATGATACCGGCTGCACGTGGCGCAACTTCTGCAGAATCTTTACCAGCTTTTGAATAAGCAATGGCAGCGGCTTGGTCGGGTTCCTTACCGGCACGGATCTCGGTAGCAATGTTCTTGCTGATGGTTTCTTGTGAAGAGCCTTCTTCGAGCGGCATGCTACAAACTCAATAGGTCAATGGTGCCTATTGTACGCTCAGGAATCCTTGTTGTCAATCAATGATTCTTCCGGTTCATCCTCTACAACCGGAAGCATGCGGCAGGAACAATTGATAGCTTGGCCCGGTATGCCACGTTCACCAGTTTTCTGGTCGATGATTGGCAAATCATCAAACCGGTAGATGTTGCCAGACATAGCAATATGATCTTTACGGGGTTCAGCGGCACCACCTGAATGGAGCCACTCAAACTTCTTGACTCCTGCCCCGGTCAGCTTGGCATGGTTGAAACCTGCATATGCCTTGCGGGTCTGGTCATAGGCGATCAATTTGGCCCGGCGATCTGACATGCCCTCAATATTCTTCAACGCTGGCAGCAGGTCGGCTAGTCCCCGGCCCTTGGTGATTGAATCATGGACCTCGTTTGATATGCGCTCATAGTATTGGCCGGGCATGGACTTTATGAGATTAACACTTGCTGCGACATGCTCATCCCATAAACCGGCTATGGCCGGGCTGCGCAACACGTTAGTGGGAACGGTGATATTAGCGGATGCTTCCTTTAGGCTTGATTTTACAGCCACAGTGCTGGCCTTGTCCGCACCATCTGCCATTTGACTAGCTATTTTTTCAGCTTGTGAATCAAACATCTTTTGAAACCGACTGAGCAATCCTTTCATGGCGCTATTCATCGGTCCGGGAATATCGGCGTCCATGCTGACAACTACTCCTCCTATTGCGGCATCTTCGGCCACGGGTTCTGGGTACGAGCGTTTGATTTCGGCAATTGTGGCTGCGGCCATCTGCCTAATCATTACTCTCAATTGTGCACGGTATCTTTCCGGGACAGCGGCGGGGTAAGCCAGAGCATGGCCCTTTGATTCACCCTTCGTGATTCTGGCTACACGGGGTTTTCTTCTTACACGGGCCATCTATGGTTACTCGGTCGGCTCTTCTGTCTCAAGCTCAGTGGTTATGAAATCACGGGCCTGTTGGTCTGTCATGCCAAATGCCTGTTGCAACATCTGCACTCCCTGAGCCTCGGTCAATACTTGCTTCTTGACCTTGCGCAAGATCCGCTCCAGATTCTGGAACTGCTTGCCAGTCAAGTTTGTAATGTTCTGATTGGCCGCTACATCTGCAACCTTGGTGGCGGTTGCGTCTGCTGGGTCCTCCAATTCAGGATCAGCCTGCAGGCCAGTATAACCTGAATCTGGGTCATTAATCAACCGGTCGCGCTCGTCGGTTCCATCAATAGCACCTGACTGAGTGAGGGCAACACCGGCCTGTGCTTTGAGCAGGTTAACCTCGGCAATCTCTTTCGATGTCGGTGCATCAAGCGGTCGCCATGAAACCTCTGTGCTCAGATTCTTCATCTCCGGGAACCGTTCAACCACAGCGGACTTGATCAGGCACAAATGGTGGCGCTCAAGCAATGGGGTGAGGTCGTGGGCCTGTATTGATTCAAGCTCTTCATGGTAGCTGGCCTCCTCATACTCACCAGTCGCATTAAAACCCTTGGGTGCTGTGCCAAGAAGCTTGGTTGACGGCACATTTGCAGCAGCGGCTACAATCTGGTACTGTGTCATTATCACTGCATCTAGATCGGCCAGACTGGTATCAAATTGCTCAACCGTATCGTCGGCACCTTTGACCTTGATGCCAAAATTGTCCCGGAAGAACGCCCACTCGGTCATCTTGTCAATGAATTGCTTGCCAGCGGCAATAGCCTTGTCAAGGTCCAGACCCAACACAGTCAATCGTTTGGTCATTGCCAGTTGCGGGGCCTCATTCGCCGTGCGTTCAGCAGCATAAACCCGCTCATAAATCTTCTGTGGAATAGACACGCCAGCGTACACATACGATGGCTTTAGCACATCAATCACTTCTTCAGTGCGGAATATGACAAGATGCGACCAGTGATAACGCTGGCCATTGCAATTCCAATATTCAGGCTCGTAATAGTGCTTGCTCATTGGGTCACTGGCTGTGGTAACTGCCAATTCTGGTAGTATCCAGTACGGGTCCACCTGCACAATGCCTTTATAGCTGCCCGGTGTGATGCCATCCGGGTTGAATGGCTGACTGTAATCAATACCATCAATCTGAAACAAGGCAATGCGGATTCCAAAAATGCGACCCTTGCGGATGAAATTGTACATAGTGCGGTTCAGGTTCATCCGTTTATCGCATTTCTTGATGTATGCCAGAACATCCGGTGGCAATTCCTTGCCGTCATCCCTGAGGATGTTGTAACCGTTCCTGATTGCGTCCTTTGCTGGCATAGAACATGCTTTATCAACCAACCAGTGTTGAGCAAGGATGCCACAAGTCTGGAACCCGATGAAGCTCTGGGACGCATACCACATCAACTGCGCATCAGGAACACCGGCAGACCCCAACCGATACGCACCTTTGATGGTGTTGATATCAATATCACTATCCATGACCACGGCATTGCCGTCCGCATCTTGGAAAGTCCAACTATCCGGGGTCACTTTGAAGTTGTTGGACTCGGCCCATTTGATGATTGCTGCCCGGCTTGGCATCTTGACCGGGAGATCCGAGGAAAAGAACCCAGACCGGGCCATGTTGTCATGTGGTTGTTGGTCCTCAACCGGGGCTGCTGGCTGCTGGTTGGTCCTGCTGGTAAATGGCCACATGGTTATTTCCTCAAGTGTCAAAGAAGGACCGACCCTTCTTCCTGATCAATGGTTCAAGTGCGTATCTCAACGCGTCGATGTAGTGATTATACGCGTCCACGATGTCCGTGAGAATATCCCCATTCAATCGGTCCACCTTGTAACTGTACATCTTGAACTCATGGGCGGTCTTTGGACAGCGGGTGTGAATGTACACCTTGCCATAATTGCGGATGTGCTCGATGCCATCTTCAACACTACCTGTTCCTTTGACACAAGCAACGATTCCCGGTATGCCGCCTTTCTGCTTCTTGATATGGCTTATTGATTCAGGTCGCGCACAATCGGCCCTGACTATTGCTTTCTTGATTCCGGGTATGTGCTCCTCAAGGAACCCGGCAGTATCATCAAGGTCCAGCTCGATTTGCCCGGCTTCATGGCTGATGTACAAGTCACCTTTGTACACCCAACACCTTAGGCCAGCAGTTGGGTCCTGTGAGAAACCAAAGTCCAAGCCATGGTACGGGCCGTCCCAATCCGGGCCGGGTTCAAAATCACAAACTTGCCATTTGCCGCTGAATATTTGTGCCTTGCTGTTCTTGAGGTACGCGCCTTCCCAAATATGCTCATATTGGGCCGGGTCACGTGTGCGCTGGTGGTGTTGCCGTTGCTCTTCCAGTGGTGTCAATTCAAACCACGGGTTGTCCCGGTAATTCATTTCAATGATCATTGACCGGGGCGGTGGTTCATTCTGCCTGAACATATTGTCAACAGCACTGCCCTCAAGCTTAGGGTTCCAGATCCACCAGATCTCAGAGTTGTGCTTACGTATTGTTGGTTCAAGCTCTACGATTGAGGAATCCTGCACATCCTCTGCTTCCTCCACAATGCACAGGTCGATGCCGTGTGTGGATTTGATCGAGGACATGTTGTGGCGTAGACCCTTGAACAGGTACTCGGTGCCATTCCTGCCCCTGATGTAATTCTCACCGCAATCATAAAACAGATTGAGCCACGGTATCGAGGCTATTGCTGCCTTGACCTCTGCATGGAACGAATCTTTAATGGACACTTGCAAGTCACGTGTGCAGAGTATCCGCAATGGTTCTATTGCGCCCATGATGGCAGACATCTTGGCCATAGATGCTGATTTGGCTGAACCCCGGCCACCGTACACGCCCCGGTGCCGCAATTGGCCCCTAGGGATTGCGAACATGGGTAACAGTTTTGGTGGTAATTCAACCCTTGCTGTTGACATCTGGTGCCACAAGCTCTATGCGGGATGGCATGAACGCTGCCCCATCAGCCCCGGTCACTTCCAATTTGCTCTTCTCAAGCCCGGTGATCTTGGCCTTGCCCATAGTGGCCGCAACAGCAGCAGATGCTTGCGCGGTTTCAGCATTGAGGGCTGCTTTCCGGGCTTCTTCCAACTCCTTCAACAGAGACTCAATAGTGACATCGTGCTTTTCCCGGATGTTGGCTTTCAACCGCTCGATTTCCTTGAGTATGCGCGGGTAGGTGAGTAACCGCTCCACACGTCGCCATATTACCCGGTCGTCTGGGTGGTCAGCTTCAAATGCTTTCCTATATGATGGTATCTTGTGGCCTGTTTCCACATAAGCAACACAAAATCGCTCCTCACTGGCAGTAAGGTTCTCGCCCATAGAAGGCGGGGTTTGTGCGGCCTTTGATCGACCCTTTAGCTTGGCAGGTTTGGAGTCAGTCATGATTGCTCTCGGTAGTTGTCTATGTCAGCATTTTACCATTTATCTATGCCACATGGCAACGTCTATTGTGCCACACTTGATGTCTATGGTACACTGGCCATCCTCGCTGTCGGACGGTCCAACCTTCCAACAAGGGGTTTCGCCCTGATTCCCCGGACCGTCCGACCAGCACCAACCCCCCCTATCTGCAATACAGCAGCTCCTGTTGTAGGCTACAACATATACTACTACGCTCACAGCCCCCGTCCTTCGGGGCTTCTGGCCATTTGTGCTTTTTCGCGTAAAGTCCGAAAATGTGTCCAACGTGGACAATATTGTGAATAACCTACTACAACTACTACAACTACTACACAATATACTCAAATGCCCGAAGGACGGGGGTTTTGGACGTTGTAGGTTGTGTAGTAGGTTCTATGTATAACCTACTACAGATTCAGATTCTTTTAAAATCGCACCGGCCCTTCCCAAATTGTCTACCTTGGACAGTTTTTCCGGTTCTACGCGAAAAGAGAAATCAACCAGCACATGTGGCAATTGATCCTCGCACAGTGGGAATACATCGTCGTGACAAGGAGTGGTGTCTTCCTTCGCTTTGAATAACCGGGTGGCTATATCAGTGCCGACTGTACCTTTTCCTGTAAAGGAAGCCCGTTCCTTGGCTCTTGCGCGGCTTAAATAGTAGCTGCTATCAGTTGCGCCAAAGTTTTGCCTATCAGCTCATGACCCGCTGACGATGGATGTGTGCCATCGCTGCATACGATCAAGTCACAGTTACCATAGCCAGTTGTTGCGCCGACTCTGCCAGTGCCTGACCACAGACAAGACCCGACTTGCTTGACGACATCGCCGGAAGTGTGCGCGTAAGTTAGCGCTTTGACTGCTATTGTGTATGGACCAGCGCCTGATACGCCATCAACTACTCTACGCTCGACATTTGCCGTGCCTGTTCCGATTTCAATTGTCGAGCCTATGGCATAAGGCAGGTTTACAGATATTGTGGTCGCCGCCGCACTGCAATTAGCCGCAAGTGTTGAAGCCGTATTCGATTGCAGCAGTGGCATTTCCAGCGTGTCAACAAACGCTATTCCTGCTGTTGCTGCTGATGCCTTGATTCCATCGCGTACCTGCAAAGCATACGGCGAAAACCCTTCGACTCCCTTATTCGACATCGGCGACGTTGTGATGATTTTTGCAGTCGGGAATGTTGATTGCAGAGTAGCAAAAAGCGAATCCGCCTCTGTCGATATTGCTGCCGCGCCTGCTGCTGATATGTCATTGACGCTGCCCTGCACGATGATGTAGTCGAAAACTTCACCGGCAAAAAATCCCACGCGAGTAGCATACTTTCCTGTATACGCACCTGCCGCATAAAACCCTGAGCCGCCCTGAGCTGCTAGTATGCAATCCCAGCCAAGAGCATTGCCGAGGTGCATTGCATAGCCATCAACTTTGTACGTGCTGCCAGTGGTATCACAGAATGAATCACCGAAAATCAAGCAGCGCGGTTTTGTTTTACCTGCTGGAGTTATTGAGTCGTTAGGGCCAGTAACAAAACCACCAAAGCAGAAATTATGCGCGTCAATCATGATGTGACGGACTGCGCGTGTAGCGAATGTTATAGGACGAAAATGAACAAGGCCGTCGTTAGGGATTGTCAATGGAGTTCCTGAAACCAACTCGCCATCCACCCACAGATTCTGATAGCCGATAACGCCTTTATGCATCAATTCCAGCGTTGTGCCGTCAAACAAAAACTCGATGCGGGCGATGCTTGACCCTGCACCTGACGTTGGCGACGGCGGAAGAATGTAGTTGTACTGCGGGAAAGCAGTACCCAAAACAGTCCAGTTTCCAGGCGAGGAGCAGCGGAAAAACGATGTGTTGATTGAATTGGCATTGTTAAGTGTCGGGTTTACTTTCCAGTATTTTGGAGAAGCAATCGCCGTCGCTGTAGCAAGCGCCCCGATAGTCGGGGGCGATGCCATCACGCGAGGATAGTTGATTACCATCGGCACAATTCTACCTCATACCATTCAAGCATGTACGTATCGGTGGCATTGGAGCCATGTTGTCCTGTAATTTTTGGCGTGAATGCTGCACTAGTGTCTATGTCTGTAGTGGCAAAAGCTGCCGCAGATGCCGCATAAGGGAATACGCCGCCAGAAAATGCCTTCTGCTTTGTATAACTGCCAACATTCTGCCAGATAAACCTATTTTGAAGGCTCACTGAAGTTGTGCCTGATAGGTTAAGTGCTTGTGTGCCATCCAGTCGCAACCGCGTAGTCTTCGCTCCAGCACCGCTGTTGTGTGCCTGACCGTAAGTTATAGTCAGACCGCCATCCAACCCTAGTGCATAGCCGGGTAATGGTATTGGCACCAGATCAACTTCTGTTGTGACTCCGGTGAAAGCAGCCCCAGCCGTGAAATTAATAGGAGATCCGCCCTTGCTTGAGTACACAGTGCCTACTGTGGTTGAGGACATTACGCACCAGTATTTGCCTGCGGTTATTGCAGGGGTGGTAGCGATAGCTGGCAACTCAAGATAACAACCTTGGTCGTATATTCGTGACAGCGCAGTGCCTAACGTGATGTTTCCACTACTGCCTGTACCGATGGTTCCAGAAGGGGCAATACCTGTCGCAATTGACGACTTAAGGATTATCGACCTGCCACCCATGATCGTCCAAAGCGTGCCATTGTTCTTCAGCATCACATTGCTTATTGCTGATAGGTTTGAGCAACTGACAAGAGTATCAACGGGTGTAGATGCTGGCGGTAAGGCTGCTTCGATTGCCGCAAGCGTTCCCGTCATTGCGTACAGCGCAGAGGGGGAGCCATTGATTGATTGCGATGTTGACAGATCAACACGCGACAGATATGCATCCTCATAGTACACAGTAATATCGGGCGTGCCACTTGTAACTGTTGCTTTTATCTTGACTACAATCCTGTCAGTTGAATTCATAGTCTGGATTGCACTGTTCAATACTTCAATTGTGTACGGTGATGATGTATTTGTCAGTGCTTCAGTTTCAGTGGTTGTCAACAACAGGGTTTCAGTGCCGCTGGTTGTGCGCTTGTATATTTCAGCATATAAAGTCGCCGCTCCATTCGATGACTTTTTGGCATGTATATGGACACGGTTCCATCCGGTAGACAAATAAGTTTTATTCGGATAATTCGGATTTGTCGCAAATGTGACAATTGTCTGCCCGTTAGTGACATTATTGACAACTGTGCTTTGTGATCCACCAGAGCTTGGAGTTTGCATCATTTGCAAATAAGTCGCAATGTCGCTTGCATTTGAATAAAAGAAATATGGTGCAATGGAAGAAGATGACGCCGCTATCCTGTCTTCTACAGCTTCAACACTCGGATAAAGAGCGTTGCTGATAGTTGAAAAATCTACAGCCTTGTTCGACTTGTCTTCTTTGCTTGACTGCAATGCATCAATCTCAGCTTGCAAATGTGGATCGTTGTTTGGGTACAAATTGCCACTCATAATGATCGCTCCAATTTATGCCAATACAACGGAACCGATACCACCAGCACTTCGTGCGAATAGGGACTCTGACTCCCCTATTAATATCGGTATCGGTTGTGAACAAATGGCAAACCCACCAGCGCCCTGAGCCGGTTGAGGGTTGTCTACGGTTGGCGTGTGGACAATCCCCACTAAAGGTGAGTGGCTAACGTTTTGGATGGCACCGGAAAACTCGGTGCCGCTCAAAACAACAACCCATTGCCCATCATCTGGTATTAACACTGGTGTGTCGGTGGACATATCTGATCACCCTCATTTAATAATCGGTAAGAGGGGGGCTTGCGCCCCCCAATGTCCCAGCCTCACGGCCTGCCCTCCGTGAGAAGGACACACCATTTTAACATCAACAGCAATTAACCGTCTACTGCTTGCGCCGTATTAATTGCGGTCAACCGGTCCTCAAGTATCGAGATCTTCTGGTCGCGCACACCATCTTGTGATCGCTCAATCCTTGGTGGTGTATCACAATCACACAGTCTTGGCTTTAGTGGCTGCGTCAATGCTGCGCTGCATGTCGGCCTTGGTCGGGGTCTGTCTATAAGGACCATTCAGCAATTCAATCGTCACTTTCATCATCCTGCTCCTCTTCGTCGTCGGGTTCCTCGGCTTCTGGTTCCTCCTCGGAATAATCCTCTTCAAGGGTTTCATCATAGTCGGGGTCGCGGGGGTCCAACATGGCGTTCCTGCGTCGACGGTTGGCCTGTCTGCGCTCCTCGAACGGACTTGGCCCATCATACCCGGCATCACACGCTTCCTCATAACTCATTCTGCTCATGTCATTTACCCTCAAAAATTCGGTCGTGGTCGTCCGGGAGGCTTGGTCGCATGACCTCCGCGCATTGGGCCAGTTTGTATTGCAGGCGCTCAATTTCATCGGCTGCTTGTTGAAACACCCCAGCAGTGAAATACTTGTTGTTGCGCTCCTGTTCTTTGGCCTCTTCCCGAAGGATTGTTAAAATGTGCTTTGGTTTGGTACTCATCTGTCAATCCTCACGTTGGTGGCGTAGTATTGCTTGCCTGATGGTGATGTGATCAGTTGGGTCGGGCTTGAGCCTCTCAACTTCTCAACCATCAACTCGGTTGATACCGGGCTACGGGTAACTACCGAGTCCGGGAACGATGGGCCACCGGTCACTGGGCGGCGTGTGAAAGTGATCATCACAGGCACCATTAGAACGCACCTGCAAAACGGTTCATGGTGCAACGAACTTGGGCCATGTATTGCTCGATCTCGTACAGGTCCTCAGAACGGCCAACACCAGTGGTACGGGCTTCGTGGTCGATCTGGTCGTGTTTGCTGATCAGACGGTTCAACTCAGCACTCAACAAACGGGTCATCATGTCCGCTTCGGCTTGGTTGACGTTTACTGCTACCACTACGTTAGGATTGCTCATGTCATCTCTCTCTCTATGGTGGCCGGACCCCGTGCCTCGACCATGGAGTTATTAAAACACAACTCCCCCATGGTCGTCAATATGTTAGGCTATTGTGTGGTCAACCCGGTTGTCGCCCAGCGCCGCTGCCCACAGTGTGGCCCAACGAGCATGACGGCTACCGCTACCAATGGTGGTCCATCTATCACGATTTGAAACTGCACGGCCAA